GCAGAATCGGACACTATCCGAGAAGGATGGATTGAAGTAAACCAAGGACACAAATCGGGTGCTGACGTTTACGAATCTAGTGTAGATGTAGTAGCAGGAGCAGCAACAACCGCAGGCGTAACAGCTACAGGTAATGTTGGCTTAAATGTAAACAAATCTAGCGTTACATTAGTATCTTACCAATTTCAAGATGTAATCGATGAGGATTCATTAAAAGGAACAAGATTTGAAAAGTCAATGAGAGCAGGAGCTTTTAACATTGATTCTGACGAGTTTGACCAAAAAGTTTTAATCCAAGTAGCACCAGCAATTGGTGAGGCAGTAGAAGGGTTTATTTGGAACGGAGCAACAGTAGCACAAAAAGCTTTAATTAATGGATTAACAGCAGGAGCGGGACAAGGTTCTATTTCAGCAGGAGCAAAAACATTAGTATCAAATATGCCAACAAACTTATTTGATTCTTTGCCAGCAACTATCTTGCATAACTCTTCACAAGCTAAGGCAACCCCGGGAGCAGGTTTAGGAGATTACATTAAAGTGCCTAGTATTGCAACAGTTGATAAGACATCAATTGCAAATGAGTATGACAAGATGTACCAAGTAACACCTTCTAAAGTTGTTAATCACAGGTCTGAAACTCCAAGAATTTACGCACCATTAGGAGATAAGCAATTAATTAAGTCTGCAAACAACTCTGTAGGAGCTGCTAGTAACATGAACTTTTTAATTGATGGGGCAGGAGAAAGTGAAAAGATTTTTTACAATGGAATTGAGATTTACTTTGTGCCATTGGTAGGATTTAGAATAACTGCTATACCTTCTTACTTGAAGTTGTTAATGGACTTAACCTCTGACGTTTCTAGTTTAGAAATTGGGCAGATGGCAAACGGTGCTAGACAACGTTATATCAAAAACATCCAAACTGCACAGACTTACGTGGTAGGACAGAAATATATTACTCTTTACGGAGGATAGAAATTAATAATAATTTAAAAGAGGTATCGGTTATGCCTGTACCTCTTTTTTTTAAAACATAAAATATGTCAGATATATCCGCAGGTCGGTTAAAAACAGATGACTTTCTACAAGGTGGTGTTCGGGAAATTTATTTCTTTAATTACTTAGATGCTGCCTTTACAGTAACGGCAAATGTTGCTACAGCTGTAAATGGTTCTTTAACGGCTGCTTACAAGTACGCTATTCAAGGCGATGGTAACACGCTTACAGAATCAGTTGTAACAGATAAGAAAACAGGAACAAAGGTAAACACGCAAACTCTAGTAGCACAATTGAAGCAGATTAATAGCGCAACAAATGTTGAACTAGATGTATTGCTTCAAACAGATGTTTCAGCAGTTTACAAAGATTACAATGGTGAATATAGATTTATTGCAGAGAACGCATTTAATGTTACATCTACAGCGGAAGCGGTTACAGGTGGAGCAAGAACAGATTTTAACGGTTACAATGTTACATTAGTAGCAGAAACGTTAAATCTAGCACCAAGTTTAGATGCCTCTACAGTTACAGCATTTTTAGCATTAGTAGCATAATATTATTTTCTTTTTTATTAAAAAAACCCTTAGCTTTATGTTAAGGGTTTTTTGTATTAAATAAATATACAACATTTAATTTTAGTAACAAAAACAGTAATATTAAGTTATATAAGTAATGAAAGTATTATTACCTACAAACACCACTCACACTATAACAATAGAGCCTAGGTTTTACCCTACAGGCACGCTTGCATTGCGCATAGTTAAAGAAGGTTACAACACTACTACAGACGTTGTACCTACTTATGTGATAAACTTTGGTGTTATGTTACTAACATTTGATTTAACAGGTGTGGAAGGTGAAAGATACAGTATAAAATTAACGGAAAACAGCGTAATCTGCTATAGAAACAAGATGTTTTTCACAGCACAAGAGCCACAAGACTATAAACAGTCTAAAAACGAGTACATATATGCAGGATAGCAAGTCAGATGTTAGATTTATAGGGTTTAATAAGTACACAAGAGTGCCTGTTAGAGAGAATACCGCACAAAATTGGGTACAAAATGGGCGTGATAATGCAAATTATAAGTACATTATAGAGAGAAACAACGGAAGTACTACTAATAAGGCTATTAATAACGCTTATACAGACCTAGCTTATGGGCGTGGTTTATCTATTCACGATGTAGAAGATGATTCTAACGAAACAAAAGAGCTATTAAAGCTAATAAATAAGAAAGATTTAAAGGCAATTCTTGCAGATAACCAAGTTTTTTCTGCTCATTCGATTGTAATACACAGACAAAAAGGCAACAAAAAGAAACTTGCAAGATTAGACCACATTGAAAAGTCAAATGTAATACCAGCAATTAAGAATGAAGAGGATGGTTTAATACATTCATACTTTTATTCAGAGGATTGGACTAAAACATCTCAAACAGAATACATTCCTAAAGAATATCCAGCATTCGGGTTTGGTCAAGAGTTCGGTTTTAAACTTCCAGAGATTTATGTAGGCAAACCATACCAAATAGGACAAATATACTTCGAACAGCCAGATTATGATGCTTGTTTGCAATATGCACAAGTTGAAGAAGAGTTAAGCAATTATTATATATCACATATTTTAAACGGATTATCTTTTGGCTCTATTGTAAACGTTCCTAACTCTAAGCAATGGAGCGAAGCGCAAAAGCAAGAATTTATGGATGCCACTAGGAATAAATTAGGCGGTTCGTCTAGTGCAGGAAAGCAAGCATTTAACTTTAAAGCAGGAGAAAGCGAAGATACTACAATTACAAACGTAGAGAACAACACAGCACATAAACAATGGGAGTTTTTAGGTGCAGAAGCTAGTTCTAAGATACTTTCAGGACACAAGTGTATGTCACCAGCTTTAGTGGGTTTAAGTTCTTCAACAGGGTTTGCATCTGTAGCGGATGAAATGAATGCAATGGAGGAACAACTAATGAAGAGGGTAATATCTCCTAAACAAGATTTTGTTTTAGATTCTATTTCAGAAATATTTGAGTTTTTTGGTTTAAAGTTTGATATGTACATTAGACCGCTTACAGAAATAGAAGGAGCAGAAGAAGAAAAGGAAAAAGTAGACAATGAAGAAGATATAGCACTTACAAATCAATGTAATTGCCAAAAAAAAAAGACTGATTTAGATTTATTCCTGGAACTAGGCGAAGATGAAGATTTAGAAACTTTTGATTTGCTAGATGAAAACGAGGTAGACTATGAAGAAGAAGATAAATTAGAATTAGCAGGTGCAAGCGATGTTGGTAGTGTTATAGCAAGACCGAATAGTAAAAGTTCACAAGATGGAGAAGATTTTGTAGTAAGATACAGATACGTTGGAAACAAAACAGGAGAAAGGGATTTTTGCAATAAGATGCTAAAGGCAAACAAGGTGTATCGTAAAGAAGATATTTTACAATTAACAAACAAGCCTGTAAATAAAGGATTTGGTAAAAATGGAGCAGATACTTATTCAATCTGGTTATACAAAGGCGGTGGTTTATTAAGTGCGAAATTTAAAGGTGGCACTTGCAAACATAAATGGAATAGAGTTATTTATTTAAAGAAAGGAAAAAGTGTTGACGTTAAAAGTCCTTTAGCAAAAACAATAAGCACAAGCCAAGCGAGGAAAAAAGGTTTTAAAATTAAGACAAATAAAAGCATTGTAAGCATTGCGCCACACGATATATAAATTATGGCAGAACTACTATTTATAACACCAAACGAAATGTCAAAAACCACTATAATTGGTGGTAATGTAGACGTTGACAAATATACAATGTGCATTTTAAACACTCAAATTAGAGTTATTGAACCTTTGCTTGGAAGTTTATTATACGACAAATTAAAAGCGGATTTAGTTAATGGAAATTTAACAGGTTTATATCTTTTTATGTTTAATGAGTTTGTAAAACCAATTACAAAGTTTGAAAGTTGCGCAGATTACATTGCTATTTCTCCATACACTTTAACAAATGCAGGGTTGTATAAAAACAGCCCTCAAAATGTTACAATCGTAGAACAAAATGAAGTTGAAGGATTAGCAAAAAGGTACAGTTCTATTGCAGATAGCTATGTAAATAAGTTTAACAAGTGGATCAATTTAAACGAATTACCAGAGTATCAAATAAGACAAGACGAAGTGGATGCACAAGAAATTGATTTGAACAACGGTTGGAGGTTTTAAAATATGGATTATACAAGACTAAATAATTATGACAATAGCCAAGGTGGAGCAAATAGAATTTATATAATTCCTTTTGTAGAATATACGCAGGCAGATATTACAGTTGAAGATAATTATTTAACTGACTTTCCAAAAGTGGCTATCTACCAATTAAAAGCCTTTAGCATTTCTTTTGATGAAGACGTAAGTGAAAGTTACGAGCAAAAATGTTCTTTTCAATTAAAAAAAATATTACCAACAGATAATTTTAAGGAGTTGGCTGCAAGTGATTGGAGAATTATAATAAAAGACAATAACGGTTACTTTAGAATGCTTGGTTTATACACAGGATTAAAAGGAAGTTTCACAAAATCAATAGGAGTTAATAGGTCAGATTTTAATGGCTACAATTTTAGTTTTGATACTAAAGAAATAATTTCAGCACCTTTTTTAACGAACCTATCAAACTTTAACGAAAAAGATTACTTAGATGAAATCTTACAATTCACAATATAATGGCGAAAATTAATTATTCAAACAAGGTAGATTCAATCACAAGAAATGTAGCGAACATTAATAAGGTTACTGCTGCGGATATGAACCAGATTAAGGAAGCGGTTAATAATAATGTAGATACTAAAGCAAACCTAGAAGGAGATAATTTATTCAGCGAGGGCGTACAATATTTTGAAAATACAGAGAATACGGCTACTATCAATGTAACAAATCAAAACAACGGATTTGGTATTTTTGTAAACAACAAGACAGACGGCTCAGGTGTTTATTTAACAAACAAGCTAAGTGGTGTAGGTGTTAATTTATTAAATCACGATTCAGGAAAAGGTATTTTTGTTACTAACATAAAAGGTGGTAATGCAATCGTAGCAAGTGGCGTAAATACAGAGCAAGAGGGATTTAATTATGTAGGTCAAAACGATACCACAAATACTTTTACAGTAAACAAGGAAGGAGATGTAATAGCAAACACTTTTACAGGAGATGGTTCTGCTTTAACTAATTTACCAAGCGATTCAAGCAAGGTTGGTAAAGTTGCAGGGAGTAGTTTAATAGCAGATACTTCTATTACAAGACTTGAAAATACCAGTGGAACAAATACAGGAGACCAAGATTTAAATGGGTATCAATTAAAAACAGAAAAAGGACAAGCAAATGGATATGCTTCTTTAGGTGCAGATTCTTTAGTACCTCCAAGTCAATTACCCTCTTATGTAGATGATGTATTAGAATTTGCAAACTTAGCATCATTTCCTGCAACAGGAGAAGCAGGTAAGATATACGTTGCATTAGATACCAATAAAACTTATAGATGGTCAGGAAGTACTTATATATTTATCACATCAGGTGCAGTTGATTCCGTAAATACACAAACAGGTGTTGTTGTATTAGATAAAGAAGATATAGGCTTAACTAACGTAGATAATACAACAGATGCAAATAAACCTGTAAGTACCGCACAAGCTACCGCAATAGGATTAAAAGCACCAAAGGCTTC